AAGGATACCGTCATGCGTTCGAGCATCTTGCCTGTCATCCAGATCGCCCCGTCGATAACAAGCGGCAGGAAGATGCGGTCGCGGAATCTGCACCATCCCGTCTCCTTCTCGGCACTCTCTTTCAGCGCCGCCGTGTACGCCGCCGACACCTCACGCGCTGCGGGAAGCCCCTTCTCGTGCAGCCATAGGACGGTCGCTTCCTTCGCCTCCGTCCGTACAAAGTCCCCCACATGGTTCTTCAATTCGTTTTGAATGTATTCCAGTTTCATCTTCAACACTCTCCTTCATAGTCCGTTACCCCACGCGCAATGGCGCGGGCAAATTCATCCTGTCGGCTGTTGAGCAGTTCTGCGTCACCCGCATGGTCGATAAACGCAAGCTCCACAAGCACGGCGACCGCATTGGTGTTGCTCAGAACATACAGACCGTTGGCACCGGGCTTTGCGCCCTTCACGCCGCGATCCACAGTTCCGAGCGCATCCACAATCTGGTTCTGAATGCAGCTTGACAGCTTCTCTCCTGCGCCGCTTCCGTAGAAGTGCCAGACCTCCGTTCCGTTTGCCGTGCCGTTACAGGCGTTGCAGTGGATGGAGACGAATACATCCGCATCGCTGTTGTTGGAGGCCGAGACAACTTCATGGAGGCTGTCGGACTGCAAGTTGCCGACCACCTCAACACCTGCGGCAACGAGATAGCCTGCCACAAGGTCAGCGACATTCTTTGCAACGTCGCATTCCCGCAGCCCATACCCGCACGCGCCGGGGTCGGGATTTCCGTCCGGGGCATGACCTGCGTTTAGAAAAACTTTCATTGTGATACCTCCTTCGGCATTACGCCGCATTCTTCACAAAATCAATAAACGATTCGCAGATTGATAAATCCACGAACCGTTTACATCGGTTGATGACATCTTCTTCTATCCACGGAGGAATTTCTTCCACCTCGTCATACCGTCCGTAGTCCCCGAACATACAAGCCATTCCCACATTCCGCGCCTGAACAGCTTCTTCAAATGTTTGATAATAACCAAGGTGTATATCATGCTGACAAATCTTGATTCTCGCACGATATTTCCCACGAGGTTTGTAGAAGCTGACACCCGTCACCCCGGACGTGTTGTTCCTTTGCCGTGGTTGGTTGCATTGATTCTGTTGATGCGTACAAATTCTGAGATTGCACAGGCGATTGTCCAACGTGTCCAGATTGATATGATCAACTTCGTAACCCTTGGGGACATCCACCAGATGACGATGTAGCTGTTTTCTGTGTCTGTCCATCACATAAAGGATTTTTCCCGTCAAATCACGGTAATTACGATAAAAGCTGATGCCGGCGATCTTATCCAAAGATGCAGTATCTACCATAAAAACGATACCGTCAGGAAGATGCCCATAGGCAACGCTCCCGTCCTCGGAAAACGTATATTTCACATTGCACACGTTCCCTCATCCTCCTTTCTTCCGCCCCTTTTGAACGTCGTTTATCGTGGTATCCTTCATGCCGAGATCCTCTGCTGTGGGGATATACACCTCGGAGCAGGGCAGCGTTTTCCCGTCACGGATGATATGCACGTCCTCTGTATTTCCACGATATGCCACAAAACGGCGCACAATCGCCGAAGCGTAAACAGGATCAAGTTCCATCAGATATGCCGTGCGATCCATCTGCTCTGCTGCCATCAATGTCGATCCGCTGCCCCCGAACAAATCCAAGACGATGCTGTTGACCAACGAGGAGTTTTTCATGGGGTATGCAATGAGCGGGAGCGGTTTCGTTGTCGGGTGCAGTTTCGACTTGCTTGGTCGGTCAAATTCCCAAACAGTGGTCTGCTTTCTGTCTCCGTAGAATTTGTGCTTTACAGTGTCCTTGAATGCATAGATGACTGGCTCATGGCGCATTTGATAATCAAAGCGTCCCAGAACAAGGGACTGCTTTACCCAAATACAGGTTGTTGAGTAGTGAAATCCGGCAGCAACAACGGCATTGTAGAAGTTGACCTTTTCCGCATCCGAGTGAAAGATGTATATGGCAGCTCCGTCCGCAAGATTCTCATAGGCGTTTTTGAATGCCGAAAGCAGGAACTGATAGAACTCCTCGCCCTTTAGGTTGTCGTTCATGATTTTCATGCCTGTGCCGCCTGTGTAGTTACACGAATACGGCGGGTCGGTAATGCACACATTCGCCTTTTTGCTATCCATGAGAAGTTTTACATCCTCTGGTTTTGTAGAGTCGGCACAAAGGAGACGATGCTTGCCCAAAAGCCACAAGTCACCGGTTTTTACGAAAGGCTCTGCCTGCAGGGCGGCATCTTCGTCAAAATCATCTTCCTGCGCCTCACCGTCATCCAGAGAAAGGAGGTCTACGATTTCAGACTCGTCAAAGCCTGTAAGGGATACATCAAAGTCCATATCCTGCAACGCTTCCATCTCGACGCGCAGCATATCTTCATCCCATCCTGCGTCAAGTGCGAAACGGTTATCCGCGAGGATGTATGCCTTCTTCTGCGCCTCGGTCAGATGGTCGACGAATACGCACGGCACATTCTCCATGCCCTCCGCCCGTGCAGCCATAACGCGCCCGTGTCCTGCGAGGATTCCATAGTCCTTGTCGATGATGACGGGACTGACAAATCCGAACTCCCGCAAACTGCCGCGCAGCTTATTGATCTGCTCGGGCGAATGTGTCCGTGCGTTGTTGGCATACGGAACGAGTCTCTCGATTGGAACGAGCTTCATCTCCGATGTTGTTTTGTTCAAATGACTTCCCTCCCTACTTCCTCGAGCGCAGCAGCCGTTCCATCCGATCCTCCTGCGGAGAACCGACGAATGTGGTGGTGCAGTTCTGCTTTACGATGTCAAATATCTCATACCAGAGCAGATTGGACTGTTTCTGGAACGCCTGCCCCATCTGGACAAAGGGGCTTGCTATTGCCCCTCCGGTGGTCGGATGCTTGCCGATGAGCCCGTATTGACTCATTGCTTCCTCGCACTGGATAAAGCGGGCAAATGCCTGCGCGTAGCTTTCGAGCAAGCGTGGATTCACCAATCGTTCGCATCCTCGCTCCTTCAGCCACAGCCATGTCTCGCGGAAAATCTCATCCGCACCGAGCGGTTTTCCGTTCCTCTGCCGTGCCGACAGGAACTCGCTCGGTGTTGGCATCTCCTCACCATAGAGCTCGGCGGCGTCCACAAGGTCTGTACCGTCCAATTCCATCATCGGGAACTCCATGATGTGTGCTGTGCGCCCACCCGCAATTTTATCTGCGAGTGGCTCGGGTTTATCTCCCGCCCGGATGCGCCGTCCTCCGCGATTTGTACCGTCACGCGCCATCTTCTCGCCCCCATTCCTTTAATACCCCGTTTGAACCGACGTTTTTGTGCGTACGCCCCCTCCCCGGTCCAGTAACGGCGCGGTTTTAGGGATTTGACCGCCCCCTATGGGGGATAAGAACGTATTGCATTTGCTTCACTTTCGCGTTACAATAACCAAAAGGAGGTTATGCATCATGTCCAAGACGGCAACAATCAATATGCGCATTGAGCCGACAATCAAAGCACAGGCTGAAACCGTTTTTTCTAGTTTCGGTATCTCCGTGACCGACGCCATCAACATCTTTCTGCACGCATCCATCATGGAGGGAGGCTTCCCCTTCCAACCAAAACAGCCCCGTTATAATAGGGAAACACTTCTTGCCATGCAGGAAGCACGCGACATCATGGATGGCAAAATCGAGCCGAAGCGCTATCCGTCGCTGTCCGCACTGATGGATGATCTGGATGCGGAGGATGCTCATGCTTGATCTCGTCACCACCACGCAGTTCCGCAAGGATTTAAAGAAGCTGCGTAAACGTGGAGCAGATATGCAAAAACTGGATGATGTCCTGCAAATGCTCTGCGCGGAAAAACAACTCCCCGAAAGGTATCGGGATCATGCTCTGGTTGGCGATTACATTGGTTTTCGTGAATGCCACATCATGGCGGACTGGTTACTTGTGTACGCCATCGACAAAGGAAAACTGATTCTGACCGCTTCCCGTACGGGTTCGCATAGTGATCTCTTCTAGCCGATTCATTGGAGTCGGCTTTTTATTTTGGAGTTCTCCGCCGGTGAATCCGCTCATGACACGATACGCAGAGCGACATCAAATTGCTCTCGTCATGCGTGCCACCGTCGGCGAGAGGTCGAATATGATGCACAAGCGTCGCGAGAACGTATCTGCCCCGCTCCTTGCAACACTCACACAGCGGATGCGCTGACAAGTGACGGTCGCGAATCCTGCGCCATGCACTGTCGTATCTCTCGTGCTGATCGTACCCACGCGTGAAGTGGTCATAGTGCCGCTGCATCGTTTTCTCGTGCTCCTCGCAATAACAGCTTTTTCGATCTGTAAGATTCGGGCATCCTGTCATGCGGCAGGGGCGCTTCGGCTTTCTCGGCATCGCGCACCTCCTCGATGGCATCAAAAAAGCCCTCGCAGAGAATTGCTTCTCCGAGAAGGCTGATTCCATATCCTATTCTTGCTGAGTCTATCATATCACTGTCAACCCTATGAACGCAACGTGAACCTTTGTGAACTTATGTGAACTCAGATGCACTTTGCTGTCTTTTTTCCAAAATTTTTTCAACATCATCCAGAGCCTTGGCATGAATCTTATGCACCCATCGAATGCTGACGCTCATATCCGCTGCAATATCTTCCCATGATTTGAAGCTGTGGTAGCGACGCTCAAGTACCATCTGAGAGTTTTCATCCTCAACCTGCCAGATCGTATTCATGATCTCGAGTTTCAGACTGACCAGACGGTCAATGTCCGCATTGATCTCATCTTCCGTGTCAGTCAGCCGCGCAATGATGTTTTCCATCCGCTGATTGTTCGGACTCGGACTCCTCGGCATATCGCTGATGACGGCGCTCACATTCATCGCCATGTCACGCAGCTGCGACACATGGGCAACCTTATCATTGATGCGCCGATCAATGTTCCATGCCTGACTGAGATATTCTTTCGCCGTCATGCAAATTCCCCCTCCAACTTTTCAAGCAACCACTCTCCATCCAGACTTGTCAGCTGCCCAAACCATGCGGAACGAAAGAACCGCTCTGTCTCAGAACGCATCGCTGTCGCTGCAACATTCTCTGCGTCTTTGCCGAGTGCCGCCCTAGCCCACCGATAATCCTTCGCCGCCTGTTCGACGATGGCGTTTGCCAGAATTTCATAGTTCATGATGTTACCTCCGCTTTGACGGCTTCAATCAGTGCCGTCTGTGTCTTGTCCTTCCGTTTCAAGGCACGGAGGATTCTCTCGTCAATCGTGCCCTCGGCGATGATGTGCTGCACCACGACGGTCTTGGCACTCTGCCCCTGCCGATAGAGCCGCGCCACGGTCTGTTGGTAAAGCTCCAAGCTCCATGTTATCCCAAACCAAACGAGGGTTGAGCCGCCGCTCTGAAGGTTCAGCCCGTGTCCCGCACTTGCAGGATGGATGAGTGCGACGGAGATTTCGCCGCGATTCCAACGGGCGATTGCGTCATCTGTATCCAGTCGCACACACGTCACACGCTTTTCAATGCGCTCTGCATCATGCCTGAACCAATATGCCACGAGGAGCGGCTTGCCATTCATGCTCTCTACGATGTCCTCTAAGGCATCGAGTTTGCGGTCATGGATATGCAGTGTAGTCCCATCGTCAGTGTAAACCGCACCATTCGCCATCTGGGCGAGTTTCCCAGACAGGACTCCGGCATTTGCCGCCGTCACCTCGTCGCCCTTCATCTGCAAAACCAACTGCTCGCACATCTCGGCATACATTTTCTTCTCTTCCTCATTCATGCGAACACTGTATTCGCTCTCGATCAGCTCCGGCATCCTCAGATGGTCGGCGGCTTTCATGGAGATGGTAATATCGGAGATTTTCTCGTAAATCCGCTCCTCGGCTCCGGGCAAGGGGACGTAGGAGAAGACCACCTGTCCGTTGCGCTTATCCGGTTTGAAGTAATCTTGCCGATACTTCGTAATGAACCGCCCCAGACGCTGTCCCATGTCGAGTACCTTGAACTCTGCAAAGAGATCCATCAAGCCGTTGCCAGATGGCGTTCCCGTCAGCCCGATGACTCTCTTTGCCGAGGGACGAACCTGCATAAGTGCCTTGAAGCGTTTACTGCTCCAGTTCTTGAAAGACGAGAGTTCATCAATCACAATGGCATCGTAGGTGAAGTCGGTTTTCTCAACGAGCCACGGGACATTCTCGCGGTTGATGATGTAGAGAGAAGCAGACTTGCGTAAAGCCTCCCACCGTTCTTTCTCCGTTCCGACCGCTACAGCATAGCGAAGATGTTTCAAATGTTCCCATTTCCCTATTTCCTGCGGCCATGTGTTCCGCGCCACACGCAGCGGCGCGATGATAAGGACGCGGGAAATCTCAAAATAGTCAAAGAGCAGGTCATTGAGAGCTGTGAGGGTAATCACGGTCTTCCCAAGCCCCATATCCAGGAGTACGGCTGCAGTCGGATGGCTTTCGATAAAGTCGATGGCGTACTGCTGATAATCATGCGGTATGAACTTCATGGGGCATCACCTCCTATCTCAGTTAAAACCTTGTCAATCTGATTGATTTCGTCAATCACATGCACCTTGAATCCAAGCCGCCGAAGCAGTCTGTGCCGGGCGAGCTGCAACGGTCGAGGCTTTCTGCCCGGTGCTTTCAGTTCCACAAAGCCCATCCTGCCATGTGGCAGAAGCACCAGTCGGTCGGGCATTCCGGCAAATCCCGGCGAGGTAAATTTCGGAGCGATGCCGCCTTTGCTCCTCGTCGCCATCACGAGTGCGTGCTCGATAACTTTTTCTCTCATATCTGCTAAAACCTCTGTCATATCGGGGCTTATAGTCGTTCTGTGACAGTCGGTGACGGTCTATTACCAAACTCCCCTTATAGACAATTTTTCCTATAAAACAGCCCTAAAGGGGGTTTATAGTATGACCGTCACCGACTGTCACACATCATCTTCCTCTGCCAACCGAACGCCTGTAACAAACCGTCCGTCACGCCGCTTTTCCCGCTTGAAGCCGCGCTGTTCCAGTGCGTTATAAAAATCCGTCGTGCTGCGGATAAAATCTCCGGTTCGCGCACAGTAAGCACGATATGCACTGTAGAACGCACCGGATTTTTCGTGATGATCTGCGCCAATCTCGCAGCACTCTTCAAGGAAGTGGGCGAGCCAGTCGCTGTCGCTCCTGTACCTATTGATGGCATCCTCGACACATTTCGGACGTTTCAGATGGTAGTTCTCCGCGATGGCTTTCTGTGCGCCCTCGATAATCCACCGTAGGGCATACTGACCTGCGTGCTTTTGAAGATGCCCGGCGTAGTTTTTAATGTCTCCCGCCCCGCTGATGACAGCATTGAACGGAATGACGATGAGCCGCCGCCAGATGCCCCTGTCCATCGCGCCTACTTTTGGAAGATGATTCGTGTAAAGCACCAGTGTGTGGCTCGGTGTGAAATCAAACGGCTCCTTGTACTTCTTCTCACCCTTGATCGGATCGGTGGAACAGAGCTGCTTTACGGTCGCCGTAGAGAGGCGCATTCCTTCCTCAAGTTCTGCAGCAATCAAGAGACGCTTGCCCTTCACCTCGGCTATCTCCGGTTTCACGTTGCGCCTACAGCCCGCCGCCAGTGCATCGGCAGAGATACTGCCGGCATAACTGCCAAGTGCCCATGCGATGGTATTCCAGAAGGTCGATTTGCCGTTTGCCCCCTCGCCATAGGAGATGATGACCGCCTCCATATACACCTTGCCTATCGCACCAAGACCGCAGATTTTCTGGACATATGCGATCAGTTCCGCATCACCGAGAAAGATGGTGTTCAGAAAATCCGCCCACAGTTCCCGACCTGTATCGCCGGGAGCCGTACTGCAGATTTTCGTAATAAGGTCGTCGGGTGCAAAGTCCTGGCGAGTGCCGGTGCGCAGATCGTATGTCCCATCATGGCAATTCAGAAGAAACTCATCACGGTCAAGATCGGAGGGCTTTGAAAGGAGGAGCGGCTTTGCCGCCTGTAGCGCGGACACAATGTATTTCATGTCCCGCCGTTTCATGACAAATGCTTTATAAGCCATGGCAGATATGTATGCAGTGTAGGCATCATGTTGATCCGCACTGATTTGCTTTTCGAGCGTCTTACCGCCTGCGTAAATGGTATCCTCCGGAACGCCGACCTCACACAATGCCTTGAAACTGCGCTCCACGGCATCCTTCGCATCGGCAAGCTGAAGATCCAAGAACTCCTCTGCCGCACCAACGGCAAGCTCCCTCGACTCCTCCCAGTATTTCCCGTTGTAGCGAAGATAGTCCGTGGCTGTTGTAAAGCGAAGCTCGTTTTTATATTCCTGCGCCAGAATCTTCGCCTGCCCGATGTCGGAGTAATCGCCGGGTTTCAAGGAGTTCCCATATTCCTCGGGCGGTACATATCCGTCCTGCTTTTGCACCTTCTTGGCAAAAGTACAGCCACTGCGCCATATCTTTTCCAATTCCTCCTCATCAAGGGGCGGATCGCATTTGGCAGCTTCTTCCAAGAAAATCCCATGGGCTTTTTCAGAGATGCCGTATCGCTTCAACACACGTCCGACAAAGCGGGAGAGTGTATTGTTGCGACTGCCTTCAGGAATGCTTCTGTCCTTGAACCAGAAGTCGATGGTGACATCTCCCTCGTTCCAGATCACCGCATCGGCAGGATGCCCATAAATAAACCGTGCCGCATCCAATGCGCCTTTGTCGAAAAACGAAAACTGTCGATGAATATCTTCCTTGAGCCGTTTACACTGGTCGGCATTGGTGATTGGTGAATGCGGAAAATAGATATGAAACCGAGGACGCGCCGAGTATGCCCCCTTTGGTTTCATGTTATGACGGCTGGGCGCAATGGCAAAGCAGACACCATCCAGAGCAGCCGCCAAAGATTCCGGCGTAATCCAATCGTCGGGATTTTCCGAGTGGTCGTTGTCGCAATCCATCACGGAGCAATCTGCCTCGATAAAGTTATCCTTCCCACGATGATTGTCTGCAAAGGCAGCGCACACATGATCGTACGCAATGGCAGCTTTGAAATCATCTGCCGACTTCACTATGCGCTTATGGGGATAGATGGCATTGTCTTCCTTGCCACGGCAATTTGCCGTATAGAGTGTCATTTGCATACAGATTTCTCCTCGCACTTCGTTGTGAAATAGCGGATGTTCTTCCGCAGCCTCCCGGCATGAGCAATCTCTGCTTCCATACCGTCGGTGATCCTCTCGCCGAACACCCAGACCTCGCCGCACAGCCTCAGAAGCTCGAAGTTCATAGACAGCGCCTTCCCACGCTCGTCGATCTCCGACAGGAACTGCGGAAAGTACAGGTGCGGCGCGATCGGAATCCTCCCCTTCTCCACAGCGAACTTGCAGTACTGCCGTGCCCGCATGACGTTGACGCGCGGGCTGTCCCGATAGGGCGAGCAGATGTAGATCAACTGATTCTGTCGGAACACCTTCATGAGAGCGGCATGTGCCGTAGGATCGGCATAGCCCTCGTGGTTGTATTTTGGAATGCACATATTTCCTCCAATCCGGGGGAAGCCGCTATGTTGCGACTCCCCGCTCTCAAATCACTGCTCGATGAGGGGAAGAATCCCGTCCGCTTTCAAGAGCTCATAGATGAAAAGCCGCCCTGCCTGTGTCCAGTAGGTGTGAATTCTGCTGTGGTTCGTACCGTCCTTATCGGAATAGACGTGAGTCTTGGTGCTCGTGTACCCTTTGTCCGCATATTCCTGATACAGAAGCCAGACATCGCCCATTTTGAACTGCACCTCACTGACGGCAAGGTAGCGGTTCATTTTACGACCACTCCAACCGTAGTCCTTGGCGATAACGGAAATGGGAACGAGGTCGGGACAGTTCAGCACGATGTCGTAGTAGCTTGCCTTCGGCTGAAGCTCTGCGATCTGCTGCTTCTGCACGGCGTTCTCTTCCATCAGGGTCAGACGCTTTTCACGTTCTTCCCTGTACGCCATCAATGCGCAGATCATCGCCTCGGGGTTCGCCAGCATTTCATCAATCGCATAGACACCGTGCTTCCGAATTCCGGGCAGCACCTCCGAGGTCACCCACCGCTTGAACTTCTTCGCTGCCGGCAGCTTCGAGGAAAGGATGAGACTGTAAAGCCCGGATTCGTTGATCACCGTAACTTCCTGCTCGCCGCCAAGGGTGTCACATTTCGTTACCCCCTTGTCCTCCTCGTCCACATGGTCGCCGATTGCCTTGCGCGGGTTTGTGTACCCGAGAATGCCCGCGACATCTTTGCCCACGAACCACGGCACGCCGCTGCGCTCCAACACGCGCACCGAGCCGAAATCCTCGTGGGTGAACACTTGTAAATCCATCGTAATGCTCCTTTTTCTACCGGGAAAAATCTCCCTTCACTAACCCACTGGACGTTTTTGGGCAAAGTGGCCGAAAAAAGATCAAAAAAATCCTCCCATTTTTTCAGGGAGGAATAGCGTCAGTCTTTCTGGTAGAATTTGCACTCGAAACCGTCGGCGCGGAGCAGAAGCCCCTTTGCCCACGGTGGGGTTCGCGCCATCTGCTCACACACGGCAGAAAGCGCGACTCGCTCGTCGCATTCGATAATGAGTTCGTCATGGACGTGCGCGACAATGTCCATCGTTCGTAGCGTCTGCATGGCGTAGCAGAGAATATCACGGCTGATGGCCTGCGTGATATTCTCTACGAGCTTCGGACCATAGGATTCGATCCGCGCCCACTTTTTCGAGAGATCCAGCCCCATGTAGGTAATGGATTCGCCGCCGAACTGATTTTCTCCGATGCGCGGCTTCACATAGGAGAGTCTGCGATCGCTCGGTAGTTCGATGAACATCATGCCGCCCTGATAGATGAACCGGATTCCGTGCGTGACTTTTGTGCTGCGCTCCTTGATGCAGTCCTTTGCCGCACGATCCACTGCCCACCAGAAATCCACGATGTTCGGATTTGCCGAACGCCAAGCATCCACGAGCGGCTTCAGCTCATCTTCCTTCATCCCGGATTCCAATGCGCCGAACGCTTTCAGCGCACCGACGGATCCGCCATAACCACAGGCCAGTTCTGCCTGCTTCCCTTTTTGCCGAAGATGCCCGTTCTCGCCGTGTTTCACCACATTACAATGAAACATCCTACCTGCTGTGGCGCAGTAGATGTCTCCGTCGCCCTCAAAAACATCCATGCGCCATTGCTCCTTGGCAAGCCATGACAATACCCGTGCTTCGATGGCTGAAAAGTCCGCAACGATGAATTTCCTGCCATCCTTGGGAATAAAAGCAGTACGGATAAGCTGAGAAAGCACATCCGGCACAGAGTCATAGAGCATTTCGAGTGCTGCATAGTTCCCCTGCCACACGAGATCACGGGCGCACTTGAGGTCGGAGAGATGGTTCTGCGGAAGATTTTGTAATTGAATGTGGCGTCCCGAAAACCGCCCAGTACGGTTCGCCCCATAGAACTGAAACATTCCTCGTGCTCTGCCATCCGAGCAAACGGTATTCTGCATCGCCTGATATTTCTTCACCGAGGATTTCGCGAATTGCTGACGAAGCACCAATACATCGGAGACAGGAGACTGGGCGGTCTTGAGCAAAGCTGTCACAGACTTCTTATCAAGTGACTCCGTTTCAACACCGCGCTCTTTGAGCCATTCTTTCATCTGCGCCACGCTGTTCGGATTCTCAAGCCTGGTCAGAGCTTTCAGGCGTTCCATCAACTTGTCCTTTGTGGTCGCGTCAATCTGGACGGCATTCTCCACGAGAGGCATATCAAGCCGTATTCCACGATCATTGATTTCTTGGTCGAGCACATACTCCTCCCATACCGATTGCGGCACAGGATATTTGGACAGACGTTTCTGTATTGCCGTCTCCACTTCGACATCACGGCGATTATAGGCTTTGAAGAGTTCCCACTTCTCTCCTGTGGGTTCGTGGAACGGAGGTGTAGAAAAAGATCGAATGAGTGCCTTGCCCTCGGTCATTTTCTGCTCTTCCAGTCCCAACACTCTGCCCACGGCGGCAAGCGATAATGGCAAGCCCATGTAGGCAGACCAGACCATTGTGCATCGCCAGCTGTGGGGATTCAGAAAACGGGCACACTCTTTGGAAAGCGGATGATTGTCACGGAACGGATCGAGGTCTATCCCCAAGTCCGACAAGTAACGCGACAGGCACACACGTTCAAAGTTGGCGTTGAACGCCCACTTGATGACTCTATCATCCGATAGAGCATCCAGAATCTCCTGTGGAGTCTGCTCTCCATTGACAATGTCAATGACCTCCACCGTGCCTCCATCCACGGCATAGCCGAAAAGCAGGATTGCAAAGTCCTCAGCTTCGGCATAACGGTAAACTCCACTCTTGCTGATATCTACGCTGCTCCGAGTTTCAAGATCGATAGAAATGGACTTCATGTATGTTCTCCTTCCGTGACAAAGGCAGCGAGGAGGAATCCCCGCTGCCCGTGTCGGTCAACTCTTATTTAGCTGAGAAAGTCCTCGTCCTCATCGGCGAAATCATCCTCGGCGCGTGTCTTGCCACCGAGCGGCTCACCGTCGGAAATCTTCTGCAGGTTGTTCAGCCCGCAAGCGATGCCCTTGTTGCCGTTCGAGTTGAATGCATAGAAGTTGATGCTTGCGCGTCCGTACACACCGGAGTAGATCTCCGAGTGCTCGATGATCGGATTGCGGGCGGCATCCACAATGCCGGGAGCCGTGGCCGAGTTCGCATTGATGAAGTAGCTGTCCTTGTATGCCTCATCGTCCGGGCGTTCCGCATCGCCGTCACGGAGCGGCGTCTTGATCGCCGTGAGTGCGGGTACGGACTTGCTGTTTCCCTTGAGTTTGCTCTGCCCCTCGTCATATGCCGCCTGAATGGCGTTCTTGACTGCCGTCACGGTCTTGGTGTCAGACTTTGGGATGATAAGCGACACACTGTACTTCGGCGTACCGCCGTTGATGGACTTTGCCTGCCAGACGTTCGCATAGCTCCAACGTGTCTTGACACCCGTGATCACTTTTGTCGGATTGATAACTTTTGCCATGGTACTTTTCCTCAACTTTCCTTAAAATCTTCTGCTGCAGTATTCATCACAGGCCGCTTGTCGCTCATCGGAGCGAGGGTTGGTTTCCCCTGTGGCTTTACAATGAAGCCTCCGAGCAGTTCTTCAAACTTACTTTTTCCGAGCAGACCGGTCATCGCCGTAATTCCGAGCAGTTTCTGCTCATACGGCTCATAGCCCGCTTCTTTGACGGTTTTGGCGACCGCCGTTTCATCGGTGTATTTCCGATTCGAGCGTCCCTCGACCAGTTTCCAGTCCGCCCACTGTTTTCCTTGGATTGCCCGCTGCAAGGCGTACTCCTTGATGTCGCTGACCCATGCGGCGATCGTGTCCGCCTTTGCAAGCACCGCTTCCACCTCGGAGTCCTCCAACGTCGGTGGCATCTCAAAGTCATACCGGGCGAGTTCCAGATTATACTCTGCCCGCTTACGGCAGGTCGCCTTGATTTTGCAGAACTGACAGTGCGCCCCTGCACAGAACTCGCCTTCTCCTGCGTGTGCCAGCTTTGCCGCCGGTACAAGCGTGTCTTGCGCCCACGCCAGAAGGTCGGCTTTCGAGAGGATGAACTCCGAGATGTTGGCGAGACGAGGCTGGAAGATCACCATCCGCACCTCGTCGATGTCATACAGGCCATCGAACATCTGGATGCACCCGAGCGCGTAACACATCATCTGCGGATTGTGGTTGGCACTGACCTCGATACCCTTGCCGTGCTTATAGTCCACAATGCAGACGGTCTTACCTGAAATGATGAGCGTGTCGGCTGTGCCGAAGCCATCCGGCACAAACGCCGAGAAATCGACGCGCTGCTCCACCGACACCAACTGACCGACCAGTTCCATCACGAACTGGCAGTACGCCTCGGCGCACTCTTCCATCTCAGTGTCATAGGAAGCGAGATGCTTGGTCGGATCACGAGCCTTTCCGCCCAGAGCCTTGCGGAGTTTGTATTCGCAGAGCGTATGTGCATCTGTTCCTTGTGCGGCATACTCACTCGGCGTGTCGGATTTCTCCGCATTGAGCCGTGCCGACGGCGGACAGGCAATCCATCGTGCGGCAGAGGATGCGGAGAGGACGGCGTGCTTATGTGCCAATGCGTTCAGCCTCCTTCAAGAGTGCCGAATACTGCTCCGGTGCGATGTCGCTGAGTTTGTCTGCGCCGAATTTTGAGATCAGTGCCTTGACGGCGGCACTGTGCCCTACAACGGAGAGTTTGGCGAGCGAAGCACGCACCTCCTCAAGTGTCGGCACGGGCTTCTCCGGCTCTGCCATCTTAGAGAGCGTATCGGCGATACGGCTGAGCGTCGCGGCGCACCCCCGCAGTTCCTCGATGACCTTTTCCATGCGTCTTTCCTCCTTTTTCGGTCTGCGTGTGACGGATGATCTTCCCCGCCAGTCGCTTCGATACCACGCTGATTGCCGTCAGAAGACCAATCAGCTCTGCGTTATGATTGCTCATGGGAGCGTCCTCCTTTCCGGGGAGCTTTTCCGCTCCCTCTACTACCCCACTGGACACTTTGGGGCAATATGGCCGAAAGTTTTTCAAAAAAATCTCCCGATGCCGGAAAACATCGGGAGAGTCTTGTCAATCAGCGATAGGGCTTGAGCTTCTGAGCAAGCCTTGCCCGAAGCTGCGCCCACTGGTAAGCGAACGTGTTCCTCGGAATGCCCATCTGTTTTGCCGCCTCACGCTCGGAAACGGTAGACACGAGTTCCAACATCCTGCGCTCACGAGCATCGAGCTGCGCAAGCTCTCGAAGGAGCGCAGAGAGCCGTTCCGCATCGGCAACGATGTCCTCCGGCAGAGGTCCGCCATCAGCAATGATGTCAATCAAGGCGATGTTCTCGTCCACTCCGGAGGGAGCGTGCAGATGAAGCAGCAACGGATCCGGGACGTGATAGCGGCAACGATCACAATCGCCATCGCACTTCCACATCTTATTTCGTGGGCAGCGACACGCACCGCTGCGTTGAAGCCGCTTCCGCTTGCGGTTGATTTCCCGATAGGCTTTCACGTAGAAATCCTTCAAGACAGGGACGAGCGTCACCTTGTCGGCATCGACTGCGTCACGGACGGGAAAGAGAAACGTACTTTTTTTGACTTTGTTTTTCATAAAATCGGACCTCCGTCCAACAACCGCCGAGGTTGTGAAGGGACGGAGACCCGCTGTTGATGCCGGCGGTCGTGCAAGATGCAGAAATACACCCGTTGCGGGAATAGACTCTCCGCCCCAGATTGCACCTGCCGTTCGCTGGCATGGCTTCCATATTTAGTTGTGCCACCGCTTCCGTAGCGAACTGCCCTTAAATGCGCACGGGCAACACTTCCACGGTGACGGGCAGTTTAACGTCATGCCTGGGACAATTTCACTTAAAATTTTTCAAAAACGTGCCATGATATTGTATTTGGAAACAAAATTTCCTATAATAAGTATGATTGAGTATGTATAAGCTGTTTTGTCTGTAAATGATTACGCTCCCTTTTTCTGGGCTGCAGTTGATTTATGATTCAATTATAAATTTTAACGGTGCAAGTGTCCCGTACACCGAAACGGACATTACGCTCAATGAAGCAGACATTTATCGGACATGACTCGGACATATTGCATTCTGTCAGAGATACTGATGGCGATATGAAAAGAAATGGGGTAGCGCATTGAATTACAGCGAGTTATTTCATTTGTTCTACCGCAGGCGACATGCAGGCGGGCTTAAAGGCCTAAATTCCAAATCCAAGATTGTTGAGTTTTTCTTTGACACTACAATGGATGACGACGGTCTGGAAATGCTGCCCACCTCCGACAGTGGTTTTGATAAATGGTTTGATGCTGACCCATCAAGAAAGCCTAAATCCTCAATATGGGAAAACATTACTCACTGTGCAAAATCTGATGAGCTATCAAAAAAGATCCTTGATCTGTTGAACGATAACCTTGCTTGGGAGATAGCGCGTGAATTCGGTATTCCTCTAAAACAAGGAGAAGAGCTGGATAAACAAAAATTTGCTCGTGCGATTGCCGAACAATTTATGGAAATTGCCAAAGGATATGGCGAAGCCGACAACATAGTTCCAAGAGAATACGCCAAAAAGCCCCCTGCTATCGGTTTTGATGCATATTTACAGGGGGCTATGGAAAAATATAAGTGGATGCATATACTTGGGGAAGATGAATGTCTACTGGAAGATCACTTTATTTGTAATCGAATAAGTATCACTCCAATGGTGTTTTCTAGCCGCAGCAAAGCCGCTCCAATTGAAGATGCCACACTAAAGAAACTCCGTGCCTTTGACAGGCGCGGCGAAACGAACCATATACTTTTGCTTGGAAATGGCGGCAGCGGAAAGACTCTGATGCTGAAACATTTATTCCTTGAATCCGCTCGAAGCCATCGGGAACATGCTCTGCTCCCGATATTGGTGGAACTGCGTAATTTTTCTTATCAGAGTGATGACATCGTTTCCTGTATAGTCAAATGCATGAATGAATTTGATGACGCATTGAGCGAAGCGGTCATTAGGGAGTCATTGCTCAAAGGTCAATGCCAGATACTGATGGATGGATTTGATGAGATCGACCCATCCGACGTGAAAGAATTTCAACGAAAACTCTCTATTTTTGTGAGTCGATATCCAGACAACCAGATTGTGATTGCATCGCGTGATTGTAAAGCCATCCGGAGCATTGGCAGATTTTTGCGTCTGTACATTGCGCCGCTTGACAGTAACCAATCAACGAACCTGATTGATAAACTTCTGGCAGATGATGCAGATGCTGATAATGCGAAATACAAAATTGCCGATTATATGAATAACGGCTTTATCATGAAGGATGGCGTATTTGCATCCAATCCCATGCTTCTGACATACATCGTTCGACATCACCACAAAATAGATGCGTTTTCGAAGAACAAAGCCAAGTTTTACAGCGATGTTTATGGGGCTGTTGTCACAAGACATGACGAAGAAAAAGAAGCTTTTGACCGTGTTTTCAAAAGTGTTGATAATGCTGAAGATTTCACGAGGATTTTCGAGGAATTTTGCGGCAAATCCTATATGCGCCGATTGTTTGAATTCGACAACTCCAACTTCACAAATGTCTTTAGAAGTCTAAAGACGAGAGATACTTTAGCCAACCCCGTGAAGTGTACAATGAAGACATTCCAGCACGATGCCTGTGCCACCGCCTGCATGATGTATGAGCAGGACTGCGACATTTACTACATTGATCCAGGGTTCCAAGAATATTTGTTTGCCGAGTATTATTTCAATGCAGATACGAAGACTGTGCGAGATATGGGGCTTGCGTTACAACACATTCCAATAAGCGCATACAGAAACACTGATGCGTTTGATATGCTGTACCAAAAGGTCGCTGTAAAGGTGGAGGTGAGCATATATCTTCCCTATCTTGAGGAAATTTTCAAAGACAAAACGGATGATGTGGCATTTCTATGGTATCTTTGTCACGGCTATGCGCAGTTCACATACACCGTCCTGGACTCCGACGCGTTAGATCAGGTCAAACAAAAGCACTGTGTCGACGCACTTTTATCAAGCAGCAACGAAAATGAGCCGAGCAATATGCTGCACTACTTGATTCTACGAACGATTGGCGTCCCCACCTCCATCCAACTCAATACAACGAATCAGATGATACGGTATGCCGGGCAGGAGAGCTCCTTTCTCGTCGGCTTTATAAACAATGACGATATTGGAGTGCCTAAAAATATAAATCTTGAGCGCTTTTCTCAAGTCCTATACGATAATAAGGATGCCCTTGACCGCATAAACTATCCTGCTCCCCCACTTCTCGATGATAATGGTGCTATATGTTGTTTTGGAAATGATTACTGCATTGATCTAAGCGAGCAATCTCCGGAAGCTCTTGCACAGATATCCGAGGTGATAAAATCAGATGCAGTAGGAATATATCAGACTTTTTTGAAGGTGAAATCCTACTATGAGAAAATCTCCAAGCGCCAAGAGGTCAACCAATTTGTATAAAACAGAGGGGATATGTCGATGGAACATAAAACGAGAACCACAGCCGAACACTGGTCGAGCCTTGAGGAAATCGCCCGTCATATTGGAGTAAGCAAAGATACAATTAGAGCGTGGATAAAAAAAGAAACCATCCCACATCATAAAGTGGGACGGCAATATAAATTCAAAATATCTGAAGTAGATGCATGGGTCGAAAGCGGCCAAAGTGCAGATGCCGGCAAGTAAACATCAGGAGGATTTGCAAAATGGCTGTTGATACGAAAAAAGAGCAAGAGCGGGAGGAAATCCACCGCAGCGTATGGGCAATCGCCGATGAACTGCGGGGAGCCGTTGACGGCTGGGACTTTAAGAACTACGTTCTGGGAACGATGTTCTATCGCTATATTTCTGAGAACCTGACCAACTATATTAACAAAGGGGAGCTTGAAGCCGGAAACGCTGACTTCGATTATGCCAGCCTCCCTGATGAGGAAGCAGAGGAAGCCCGTGAAGGCTTAGTACAAGAAAAGGGATTTTTTATCCTACCTAGCGAACTTTTTGAAAATGTCCGCACCAATGCGCCCAAAAACGATAATTTAAACGAGACATTGGAAAAAGTATTTTCTCATATCGAAGAATCGGCAAAGGGCAGTGATTTTGAGGATAGATTCACAGGGCTTTTTGACGATTTCGATGTCAACAGTAACAAACTTGGCGGCACGGTGGCAAAGCGCAATGAGCGGTTGGTCAAATTACTCAACGGGATTGCGTCCATGAAGCTTGGTGCTGTTGACAGCCACGATGTGGATGCCATCGGTGATGCTTATGAGTATTTGATGTCCATGTATGCCTCGAATGCTGGAAAATCCGGCGGAGAGTTCTTTACCCCTGCTGACGTATCGGAACTCTTGACGCGGCTTGGCACCGTAGGGAAAAAGAAGGTCAACAAGGTTTACGATCCAGCCTGCGGCAGCGGCTCTCTTTTGCTGAAGGCAATAAAAATTCTCGGCAAAGACGGTGTTCGCATCGGGTTTTTCGGGCAGGAAATCAATATCACGACATACAATCTATGCCGTATCAATATGTTCCTTCATGATGTCAATCCAGATAAATTCGATGTGGCGTGTGATGATACCTTGATCGCACCACATCATTGGGACGCTGAACCGTTCGAGCTGATTGTTTCGAATCCCCCATATTCCATCAAATGGGCTGGAGATGACAACCCCATTCTTATCAACGACAGTCGCTTTTCCCCCGCTGGAGTTCTCGCTCCCAAGGGCAAATCGGATATGGCGTTTATTATGCATTCCCTCGCTTGGCTGGCATCCAATGGCACTGCGGCAATTGTTTGTTTCCCCGGTATCATGTATCGCAGCGGAGCAGAACAAAAGATCCGAAAATATCTCATTGACAACAACTTTGTTGACTGCATCATACAGTTACCATCCAATCTGTTCTTTGGAACGACCATCGCAACCAGTATCATGGTCATGAAAAAAGGGAAAACAGATAACAACGTGCTGTTTATTGATGCCAGCAACGAATACGTCAAGGTTACGAACAATAACAAGCTCACTCCCGAAAATATCGACCATATCGTCGATGCTTTTACCGCGCGAGAGGACAAAGAATATTTTTGCAAACTTGTAACCTATGATGAAATCAAGGAGCAGAATTATAATCTCTCGGTCAGCTCTTATGTGGAACAAGAGGATAAGCGGGAAAAAATCGACATCAAAGAACTGAACAAAAGGATCTCGGAGATCGTAGCTCGTGAGCAGATTCTTCGTGACAAGATTGATAAAATCATCGCCGAAATTGAAGGATGATACATCGACTGGAGGTGTCCGATATGTTGGCAATACAGGGGTATTATGACGGAGCAGCTTTTCAGCCTTTGGAAAAAACAAAAGTTTTGCCGAATCAAAAAGTGATTATCACAATTATGGATGAATTTGTGCCAAAACCAAAGACATCTGAAGAAAATCGCTTAAAATTAGTGGAAGAATTATCCGGCTCGCTTGCTGCGTATGCAATAAAAGACGGCAGAGGCATTGATGATATTATGGAGTTGGAGAGCAAGGCGTGGAGACAGGCGGTGATTGAAAAACATGATAATGCTTGATACGAATATGATTCTTCGCTATTTGCTGAACGATAATGAAAGCATGAGTGAAACAGCAAAAAATATTTGCGTGTCGGTGATGTTTGGATAACGCTTGAGGTTGCCGCTGAGCTTGTTTATGTTCTAAATGGCGTTTACAAATTAGAACGCCAAGAGATCACCGAGAAAATAATACAGTTCTTGGAGTTGACTGAATGCAGAGATATCGAGGTCTTGCAGCTGGCACTTCATACTTACGCCATTCAGAATCTTGATTTTGTGGACTGCATTTTATACGCATATAACGAGGTCAAGGGAATAGAGATAGCAACATTTGATAAGAAGCTACTACGGCTGTTGGCAGATTAGGAGCAAATACCATGAGCAAACTTGATGAACGGATAAAGGAACTCTGCCCAGACGGGGTGGAGTTCCACACTTTGGGTGAACTCGGTAAATTTTATAATGGACTGACTGGAAAAAAGAAAGAGGATTTTACCGATGGTAACGCTATTTTTATTAGTTATATGAATGTCTATTCTAATAGCATGATTAACATTGACGTTGATGACCGAGTCCGTATTAGTGAAAAAGAAAAACAAAACACGGTACAGTATGGAGATATAATTTTTACAGGTTCGTCAGAAACTCCTGATGAGTGCGGAATGTCTTCCGTTTTGGTAAAACATACTGAGCAAAAACTATATCTGAATAGCTTTTGCTTTGGATATCGTTTTAATGATGTTTCAATGTTTCTGCCGGACTTTACTAAACACTTGTTCAGAAGTGCTAAACTTCGATATCAAATTATCAAAGCCGCTAATGGAGTAACTCGTTTTAATGTATCAAAAAAGAAAATGGCGACTGTAAGAGTGCCCGTTCCGCCCATTGAAATCCAACGTGAAATTGTCTATATCTTGGACAATTTCACGGAGCTTACAGCGGAGCTTACAGCGGAGCTTACAGCGGAGCTTACAGCGAGGAAGCAACATTATGAGTTTTACAGAAAAGCGATGCTTTCGAGTAACAAATGCACTACATACGAACTTGGAAAAATATGCGCTTTTCAAAATGGTTTTGCTTTTAAGAGTTCTATGTTTTATGACGAAGGTACTCCCTTGCTACGTATTGCCAATATAGTAAATAACAGAATTGATAGCAGTGATGTCGTCTATATTAATCCGAACGATTATAGAGAAGATTTGTCATCCTATAAAGTTCAAAGAAACGATATAGTTGTTGCTATGTCAGGAGCAACAACAGGAAAAATTGGCATTAACCTGTCTGAAAACACATTTTTTCTTAATCAACGTGTTGGAAAGTTTATCCCAAACGAAAATTATTTAGTAAAAAAATATCTATATTATATATTATTAGATAAGCGTTCTGATTTATACAATTTAGCTGGCGGAGGAGCACAACCTAATCTCAGCAATAGAGATATAAAAAAAATAAAAATCGAAGTGCCGGATGTATCAGAACAAAACCGCATCGTTTCCATTCTTGACCGCTTCGACACGCTGACAACCGACATCACAGATGGACTCCCTGCCGAAATTGCTGCGCGTCAGCAGCAGTATGAATACTATCGTGACAAACTATTGACCTTCAAGGAGAAATAACAAGGAGGACAGGTCATGCCTTACTTCAATATCGTAGCGCAAACAACAGAAAACACCGTTGTAACGGAATACGAGCCGGTAGCTCATCGCTCCGAATTTTATCAGAGCGAGGCAGAGCTGGAGAAGGAGTTTATTCGTCTGCTCTGCGAAGAGGGCTACACCTATCTCTCTATTCATTCCGAACAGGAGCTTATCGCCAACCTTCGTTCACAACTCTCGCAGCTCAATCATTATGAGTTCAGCGATACCGAGTGGAAGCGTTTTTTTGCAAGTTCTATCGCCAATACCAATGACGGCATCGTAGAAAAAACGGCGAAAATCCAAGAAGACAACATTCAGGTGCTGAAACGCGATGACGGTATGTCCAAAAACATCACGCTCATTGACCGGGAAAACGTCCATAATAACCGTCTGCAGGTAATCAATCAATATGTCATCGGCACGGAAGACGGGGCAAGACACGACAATCGTTACGATGTCACCGTGCTGGTCAATGGGCTGCCCCTTGTTCATATCGAACTCAAACGACGTGGTGTCGCTCTCCGTGAGGCATTCAACCAAATCAACCGCTATCAGCGTGACTCTTTCTGGGCGGGATGCGGTTTATTTGAATATGTGCAGATTTTTGTGATCAGTAACGGAACGAATACCAAGTACTACTCCAATAGCACAAGATTCAATGCCATCAAGGAATCTCAATCGGGAAGAACAAAAAAAGGGAAAACCAGCAACAGTTTTGAGTTTACCTCCTTTTGGTCAGATTCCCACAACCAAGCGATTCCCGATATTATCGACTTTGCGAAGACCTTTTTTGCCAAGCACACACTTCTCAACATCCTGACAAAATACTGTATATTCACCTCAGAAAATATGCTCATGGTCATGCGCCCCTACCAGATTACGGCAACCGAGCGCATTATCAACCGTATCGAAATTGCCCATAATTACAAAAAGTATGGTGATATTGCCGGCGGCGGCTATATCTGGCACACTACAGGCTCCGGCAAAACGCTCACATCCTTCAAAACAGCGCGGATCGCATCGCTCCTCCCCTTCATCGACAAAGTTCTGTTCGTAGTTGACCGTAAGGATCTGGACTACCAGACCATGAAGGAATATGACCGCTTTGAAAAAGGTGCTGCCAACAGCAACACTTCAACGAAAGTTTTAGAAAAGCAGCTTTCCGATAAGAAGTCACGTATTATTATCACAACCATACAAAAACTCTCAACCTTCATCAAGAGAAACAGGGAACATGCTGTTTATAATAGACAGATCGTGATTATTTTTGATGAATGCCATCGCAGTCAATTCGGTGATATGCACAAAGCCATTGTCCGCTATTTCAAACAGTACTATATGTTTGGCTTTACCGGGACACCCATTTTCCCGCTGAATGCGGGTATAAACAGCAAGAATCCCAATTACGCAACCACTGAACAGACATTCGGCGATCAGCTGCATACATACACCATAGTGGATGCCATTAACGACAAAAATGTCCTCCCCTTCCGTGTGGATTACATCAAGACAATGGATGTCGATGCCGATATTGATGACGAGGAAGTTTGGGATATTGATCGCAAGAAAGCTTTTGAAGCACCCGAGCGAGTCAACCTCATCGCCAATTACATTTTAGATCGTTTCGACCAGAAAACCTATCGCGGCGATAAAACCTATGTATATAACGCTCTGACAAACATCTCCGAAGTGGCATCGGCTGACCGGGGCAAAGTCGAAGAGATTAAGCAAAAGCAGCGTCTGTCCGGATTCAATTCCATCTTTGCCGTGGCCTCCGTCCCTATGGCAAAGATGTATTATGATGAGTTTCACCGTATTATGGGTAGCGCCCCCTCGAAGAAACTGAAAATCGCGGTTATTTACAGCTATGCCGCCAATGAAGAAGAGATCGATGGACTCTTGGATGAAGAAAATTCCGAAGATACATCTGCCCTCGACCAAACAGCGCGTGATTTTCTGGAATCCGCCATCGCCGATTACAACGAGATGTTCCAAACGAGCTACGATACATCCAGTGATAAATTCCAAAACTACTATAAAGACGTGTCTCTACGCATGAAGAACAAGGAGCTGGATTTACTCATTGTAGTAAATATGTTCCTGACAGGCTTTGATGCGACCACGCTCAACACATTGTGGGTTGATAAAAATCTCCGAATGCACGGACTCCTGCAGGCATTCAGTCGTACAAACCGTATTTTGAACAGCATTAAAACGTTTGGCAATATTGTCTGCTTCCGCAATTTGCAGAAACGGGTAGATGCCTCTCTGGCGCTGTTCGGAGATAAAAACGCCAGTGGTGTCGTACTAATGAAAAGCTTTGGCGACTACTATTATGGCTACAAGAGTGCTGACGGGAAGAATATGCCAGGCTACACATCCTTGGTGAATGATTTGACGGCAAAGTTCCCCGTTGCCGATCCACAAATTATTGGCGAGCAAAATCAGAAGGATTTTATATCTCTCTTTGGGGCAATCCTACGAATGCGGAATTTGCTTCTTTCCTTCGATGATTTTAAGGAAAATGAACTCCTTAGTGACCGCGATTTGCAGGATTACCTTGGCAAATATCAGGATTTACGGGACGAGTGGAATCGCCGCCGTGAAAGCGGAGAGAGTACCGACATCACGGATGATATTGTCTTTGAGATCGAGCTGATTAAACAGATTGAAATCAATATTGATTACATTCTCATACTGGTCAAGAAATACCATGACAGCCAGTGCAAAGACAAGGAAGTTCTCGTCAGCATCAAAAAGGCAGTGGAGGCCAGCCCAGAACTCCGCAGCAAAAAGCAACTCATTGAAACATTCATTACCAAAGTCAATGAAGTAGAAGATGTTGTCAGTGCTTGGAATGGATATGTTGCCGAGCAACGAGAAAAAGACTTAGAACAAATCATCTGGGAAGAACATCTGAAGCCCGAGGAGACGCGCAAATTCCTTGATGCCACATTCCGCGACGGAGAAGTAAAAACAGTTGGTACGGATATTGACAAAATCATGCCTGCCATGAGTCGCTTTGGTGGAGGAAATCGGGACAAGAAGAAGACGAGCATCATCCAGAAACTTAAAGTATTTTTTGAGAAATACTTTGGAATCGGTCATGCACCGAACTTTTCTAAAGAAGAGGATGAATAGGCCTACGTTTCGAGAAAATGCCTGATGGATAATGTCGTTGAATGCCAAAAGAACCATATTCTGAACCTTTCAATTTTCCTTGAACCGTTTAACGATTCCCCCAACCTTTTAATTATTCCCTTCCACTTCACGAAAGAGGCTCGGTTTCTGATAAGCAGGAGCAACCTACCCAATGATTGACACGATTAGGACTGCCGGTCACAATACACAAAAAAGCCCGGAACTGCTTGTACTGTGCGGTTTCGGGCTTTTTAAGCGGTATGCGATTGTATCAAAGACGGTATGAATATATCTCCCCCTTACACCTGGATCACGCCTCATCATTGAACTTATTTTCCAAGAGCCGCATAAGAGCAGCTTTGTCCGGCAGGACAAGTTCATACTTGCTGGCAAAAATTTGCGTATTATCTTCCGGCAATGTCATCTCCACAACAGCATTATTTTTCTCCTTGCAGAGCAGAATACCAACGGTGGGATTCTCTGTCGCCAGTTTCACCTTGCGGTCATAGTAGTTCACATACATCTGCATTTGCCCCAAATCCTGATGTGTAATGCTGCCGATCTTGAGATCGATGAGGACAAAACATTGAAGCAGACGATTGAAAAATACCAGATCCACATAGAAGTGCTGTTCATCAAAGGTCAGCCGTTCCTGCCGACCTACAAAGGTATAGCCCTTTCCCAGTTCCAAGAGAAAATGCTGCAATTCATCAATGATGCGCTGCTCCAAATCAGACTCCGAATAGCGACTCTCCTCGGGCATTCCCAAGAACTCCAAGATGTATGGATCTTTCACGATATCCTCGGGACGTTCCACAGTTATGCCCTGTTTGGATATCTCGGCGATAGCTTTCTTATCACGGGAAAGTGCCAGACGCTCATAGAGAGCAGCGTTGAACTGTCGCTTCAACTCGCGCAGACTCCATCGTTCGTTTGTAGCCTCATTTTCATAGAATTTGCGTTCCTTGTCATTTGTGATGCGCATGAGAAACAAATAGTGTGACCAGCTCAAAGTAAATTGCGCAGATAGTGTCTGCAAATTGGTCGGAGGCGGCTCAAAAATCCGAGACACTGTCTCGGATTTCTGCACGATCGATTCCCGAGACGGTGTTTCGGAAATCACCTCGTTGCTATATGTAATGTAAAAACGACGCATATTCTCGAGATTATCCACCGAGAAGCCTCTGCCAAAGCGATTCGTAAGATTTTTCGAGAGTTCCTTTAAGACGCTCTTTCCATACTCTGCCCGCGATGCCCCCTTTTGCTCATGCTCAACAATCATGCGCCCAATTTCATAGTAAGTAACGATCATTGTGGAGTTGACCACAGTAACAACATGCTGTTTGGCATTTTCAATAAGAGCGGCGATTTGCTCCACCAAATGATCGTTGCTTTCCATATTCGCTAA